ACAATTTTCACCATCTCTAAAGTAACCGTAGACCCACGAGCCTTCTACAAGGGCCGACGGAGAAAAACCTAAACCAGAAATGGCCGCTGATGAGACAGGCAATACAACCTGTGCCCACGGTAAATCGGCCGTAGGTAATGATAACTTGTCGTCTGTGTGAAGGCCTATACACCTAACTTTAACACGGCCAAGATATTCAGGATCAATACGATCCTCTACTACGCCTGTAAACCACATAAAACCGTTACGGCCTAAAAAATTTTTGTCTAGTATCATTTTATTTTTACCGATAAATGTTTTCTTTTAAACAATACGCTATACGCCATAAATGCCTATTTAACTAAAGTGTACGCCAGCCATTGCGTAGAGTTAATCCTTCTTACTCTTGTTCTTATTACGAAGACAGGCAGTTGCTAAACTGACTTTATCATTGATATATTCTCTGACACCGTTCAATCCCTTAAAGAAATATAGTGTTTTTATGGTATATAGTCCATCTTCAGCGGCCGCTAGAGAGGCCTTATATGAGTTTCTTATGTTGTCTATTATATTTTTCATTGTTTATCTCTGTTGTTGTTGAGGAAGTCTCTCTATCATATTTTCAGCTTGCCTTCTCTCATTGTTTCTGTTATGGCCTGCTTGGTGGCCTATATTATCACGGAAGCGTCGGACTCGAAGGATTCTCAAAGAATCTCTTAGCCTATGTCAATGCCTCCGTTTTTGATTTATCTATATCTGCTGATAATGTCTGTAAGTATCTTTCATCATCTTCAAATACTGATATAATCTGTGCGTTGTTTTTATCTTTTAGTTTTACCAAGTCTGTGTCTGTATTTACAGGCAACATATTACGTACAGCGTCTTTTGAACAACGTATTACCATTTGATGTTTATTATCTATACGGTTTATCTTATGTTTTATTTGTAATACAAGGTAACGGCCAGAATAGTAAGGATTCATCTCTTGGCTCTCGCCTGGATTAATTGGTTTTGCTGATGGTAGACTAAACGATATAAGATCACCAGCGTGTACTTTGGTGTTACCTGGAACGCTTAGGAGTAGGTTGTTGTTCATTAATTGCTGTCTCTGTGATACAGAATTAGATATTAAATCTCTGTTAGGCACAGGCTCATAACCATTATGTACTTTACTTGTAGCCGCCGTACTCATAAGTTTTTGTAATGGTTGCTCTGATAGTGTTTTCTTTGTGTTATCAAACACCGAGTGTGGTTGTATAAATTTTATGCCTGATCTAGCACCATCGCTGTGTTCAGTATGAAAAAAGTTACCATATGTACTGTGATAATCAAAATCGTGTGTATTAATTGTCTTATAAAATAAATCTGTATCTACAATACGACTGGCAAATAGGCCCTCTGATAAATCTTCTAATGTGTTTACAGGATCCTCAAAACTATAATGTTTTACACTTCTCATTGCCTGCTCTACATCTACATTACCACCAGTTCTTGTATTGGCTGGTTGTAGGTGATACTTTTCAACAACAGGTCGTGCCGTGTGTCCTCGTATCGCCAATAATGACTCAATTGATCTAAAGTGATAACCTCTTAATGTTTCAAAAAATAGATAGTTGGCATTTTCGTAAACCTGTGATATAGTTTGTGTTGCTAGAAACTCTATTGCCTTAAATGGTCTCATATTTGGTATTACAAACTTTGAATTAGATTTAGACTCTTCTATGTAACATAATTTTCTACTATCAAGGTATTTTTCATCTTTTAGTATCTCTGCTACAGCATTTTCAATAGGGCCTTCAAAAGCACGAGATACTTTTGATATACTATTTCTATATGCCTCTCTGCTTGTAAAGTGTAGTCTGTAAACCATTTGACGACCAGTACCACCTGATGGTCTGATCTTTTCTATTTTGTAAATGTAAAATGGGTCGCTCTGTTCTTCGCTTGTGTCGACTCTATCTTCTTTAGCAGAGCCTGGTGTATAAAATTTTAGTTCTAATCTTTCTAAACCTGTAAGTGGTAAGACCGTTCTAATATCCTGAGCATCAGCTAAGTCTATCTCACCTGTAATACATTCCATAGATATATCTTCAACTATTGATAAGTTCATAAGTTGAGGTAAGATATTAATTCTTAATGATTCTGTTGCGTTGTCGGGATCTGTTCTATAAGATATAATATTACAAAGTTCTAATCTAAAATCACCGGCGTATCTTAATAATTCTTTGTCTTCATTTAAATCAGCCATAGCATTATCTTCTAATCAACCTTTCAAATTCTTCTAAGAACATAGGTAAATATCTAGGATCAAGTAATTTGACTTGTCTTTTTCTATCTTGTTCTCGTCTTTCATATTCATAATTAGATACAGACTCAGCACCTGCCTCTGTCTCGTTTACTTCTATCTTATGTGAATAGTCATCTGGACCATTGCCTGTTGTAGGCCCACTTGATTGTGTAATTTCATAATGATGTACAGCACCTGGATTTGTGTATTTGTCTTTTACATATTTTTCAAAGTCTTGGTCTGATAATGGCCAGCCATAGTATCTGTCTGTAATGTCATTTAATAATAATATAATCCAGAAATAATCTGTTGTGCCAAAATGTTTATAAGATGTTGTTTCTGGTTGTTCGCCACTAGGCACACTATATTTTGAGAATAAAGCAGCGTTAGTTTTTAATTGTTCTCTAACTTTTATTCTTCTAAAAATGTCTGTTACTATTTTAAAATTCTTTGTGTTATCTATGTCGTATAGTAACTTCGGAAATGTCTCAAAATATCTTGCCATATTAGTAACCTTGTGCTATAGTTTCTTTTGTCATTATCTCTGTTTCTGTAAATGATAATGTCATTGATATTTGTACAGGAGCAGCGCCATCATTATCAAATTGTCTAAATGTGGTAAATTCTTCACCACCATAGTTTATCTCACAGCCTGTTAATACACATCTACTAATTTTGTTTAGATAATTGTTAAGTTGACCTTGATAAGCATAGTGTATTTCAAACTCACTAGGCACTTTGAAATATCTACCACCAGCTACATCAAAATTTAAACTTGGATGCATATGATATTTAAATAATGTTATAATTTTGTTTATGTCTTCAACTTCGTCTTTGTTTCTAGCAGTTAAATTATATGTGTAAGAAAAATCTCTATGACCTACACCCTTAAATACAACTTCGCTAAATGGGTTTTCAGCAAAACCTGTAACTTTTGTTATAGCACCACTTACATCACCAGCACCAAAAGCTTCTAAAGCACCTACACCCAATCTTTTAGTTGCCTCTAAACCTGTACCTTGTAGACCTGCTAAGAAAGCGTCCATCTGTGCCTCGTCATTAGCAGCGCCAGAGGTTTCAGCAAATGTCTTAACACCTAAACCTGCCATACCTAATTCAGTTTGACCATTGTCAACACTATACTTGACATTTATTCCTGGTGGCATATACAATGCTACAGCTGCTGTTGCTACACTATGAGTTGGCCTTGTAGATGTAACACTATTTTTTGTAGGTCTACCAATCTTTACTGCTGTGTTTGTTCTACCGTCTCTTAATCTTGCTACGTTGTAAGTTGTTTCAACATCACCTGCTTGATCGCCTGTGCCTGTCTCTGTTACAAAGGCAGAACCAAGTAATTGTTCATTGAATTGTTTATCAGCAAATTTACTATGATTGTTTGATATTATATAGAAAATCATATAATGGCCTTGGTCTGTATTACCTAAATCTCTTGGAAATTTTATGTTTGTAAACTCTAACGGATCAGATTGCATATGAGCCGTAGGCGCCTTCTTGTCTCTTAACTCCAGTTTAGAAGTTTTTAACAAGTCTTGTGCCATTGACTTTGATTGCTGAGAGGCAAGAGCATTCTTTAATATGCCGCTACCTAAACTTAATAATGATCCTAATTTTATTGATGCCATTTATAAACCTATATATTACTAATATTTATATGAGAAAACGAGCAACATACAAAGGTATTTACCGACCATCTAATCCAAAGAAATACGCTGGCGACCCTAATAAAATTGTTTATCGTTCTAATTGGGAGCGTAAGTTTATGGTATATTGTGACCGTAATGAGGATATTATATATTGGGCAAGTGAAGAATTAGGTATACCATATGTCAATCCTATTGATAGAAAAAGACACACATACTATCCTGACTTTATCATAAAAACCAGTAAAGGCAAGCGATATATGATAGAGATAAAACCACTAGCACAAACTAAAAAACCAAAGGTCAGATCAAAGAAGTCTAAAGGTTTTATGAGAGAGAGTTTAGAATATATCAAAAATGTATCTAAATGGCAAGCCGCTGATGTCTATTGTAATGATAACAATATGAATTTTAAAATTATTACTGAAAAAGAATTAGGTATCTACTAAGCCGTCTTAAATATTTTCTTAACGTTCATATCACTAGTCGTAGTCGACTCAGCAATATTAGTTACCGTTGTATTAGATGATGTTGTACTTGTAGCACCACCTTTTACAACACTCATATTAACTGACGGTTGCGTTGAAGCAAGCTCTTGGCTATCTTTGTTTAATTGACCACCATTATTTTTTAATTCACCTGGTTCAATCATTGGTGTATTAGATTTTGGTAATTCATTTGTCTCTGTATTACCAACCACACCTACTTTGTCTTGTACAAATGATTCTATATTTCCTGTGGTATCTTCTAAAGCATAATCAATAGGTGCCATTTTATTTGCCTTAGCGTGTTCTTCACCTCGGCCTTCTTCTTTTATAATAGCAGCATTTAATTTTTTAAGTTGGTATCTATAAAAATTTTTATCTAATATGTTGTCACTTTTTGGTCCTTCAATTAATATACTATCTCTAGCTCTTAATAATTCTTCCATTGTATTTACTTTTAGTTTACCAACTTTAGCTATAGGTTCCACAGACTCAGGCACATTTTTAGCACCTGAAATAATAGGCTCTTTTACAGTTTTTTCTAGTGCTACTGCTTTTGCTGTTTCCGTAGCGTCACCATTTGTGGCTGTGTCAACACCAATACCAAAGAAACTAGCCACTTTATTTTTGACTGCCCTAAATGGTGCTAAAAATGCGTCTTTTATATCTGTAAAAATTTGTATAAATCTATCTTTTATGAAGTCAATATCTTTTTTTAATTCTGTTTTAAGATTGTTGATAGCTTCACTAAAAACATTTGGTATTGTTTCAGTAAAGAAGTTTAAAAAACCTTTGATAGCATTTTTTATAGTTTCAGGTAATTCTCTAAAAAACATTTTCATATTCTGTACCAATTCACTCTCTACACCAAAAAACTTTAGTACAGCGTCAAGTAAAGAATAAAAAACGTCAGCAACTACACTTACTATTCTTAATAATACATCACCAATACCACCTAAACCTTTGAGAAATGAACCAAAGTCACCCTCAAATATTTTAAGTATATTTGCTATAGAATCATATACGCTACCAATTAATTCTATAAAGTTTTCCATAATTGGAAAAAAATCTTCTTTTAAAGAAGTAAAAGCCGCTTTAAAACCATCTACAATTTTAGTTACAATAGGTTTTAAATCGTCACTAAATTTATCTAAATTTAAACTAAAGGCTAATAATAAACCAAACAAAGCCGCTTTACCAAATAAGCCACCAAATATACCTGTGATAGGCATAAAAAAGCTTTTTGCTTTTTTTGATAGGCCTTCTAACATATCTTTAAAACTATTTGTGAGTATGCCCTTACCCTCGTCTTTTGACTCTTTACCTAACTCTGTGCTTTGTCCTTCTTCAATTAATTCATCTCGTCTTGCATCTTTTGTAGCAGCTGTTACACCAGTAAAATACGCCACCATTTTTTTAATACCTGATGATATATCGTCTAGGTAACTTGTTTGTTGTTTTTCTTCTTCTAACTCTAAAGCATTATTAGCTGTATCAGCACCAGCAGCTTGTAGTCCTTGAAAAGAAAAGGCAAGTTGTTTACCTATCTCTAAAGCAGATTCTTCTTTTAATGATACTTCAGCGGCCATTTATTATCTTCTTGGTTCTTTTGATTGTACTTTTGATGATTTACCATTTACATATAATCCAAACCAAGCAGCGCCAGCACCAACAACGACAGATACAAAACCTGCCTGAGCATTATTAGGGGCGTCTAAAGCCATAAACCATTGCATTGTGTTATAGAATACTAGGCCATATAGAATCATCATAATTCTAGGTACCGTTCTCCAATTAGATAAGAATTGTGGTAGTTCTTCTTTTAAAAACCACCATACCCACTTAATTGTTTTGACGGTTTTAGATGTAGTTTCTTCAAACATTATTTGTTCCTCTCTCGTCTTCGTTTTTCGTTTTCGTCTTTTATATAATTTACCAACAGAGAAATATATATCTCCCTTTCCCACGGTATCATTTCTTCTAACTCACTCAAGCTATATTTATGATGTTGCATCAGAGCAAAGTTAGTTTCATAATAGTTCTCTAAACTATCGTGTGAAAGGGCTATCCGAAAAAATCGGTCAGTCCTTTTAATGTAACTTCACTCTCAACCTTTGTATTAGGGTTTGTAACCTTAATCTTATGTTCAAGTCTAGGCATAGATGAAAAGAAACCTTGTATTTTTCTCATCTGTTCACCAGTTAAACTATCAATAAAATCGTCTAGTTCTTTTGGTGTGCTGTCTTTCGCATAATACATCTTGTCGCCCTCATAAATGTGGTCAACAGACTTTTTAACTAAGTCATACATAGCAGAAACTTTTATATTGTCACCTAAAATACCTGAATCTATAACCTTTAAAGATGGATATTTTAAAACAACTCCTAGTTTTCTACTTTCATCTAATACAATATTATTGTTGTGAGTATCGTCAACATAAACCTCAACTTTTGTTAAGTCAACATCTACGTTACCATATGATTTCTTATCATCTGGACATAAAACTTTTAACTTAGCAATCTCACCAACACTTTTAGCTCTTATATTTAAAAAGATATATTCAATGTCAAATATCGGGTACTCATCTGGTTCTACTACACCAAACGTACACGCTTTAACAATGTCTTTTACTGCTACTAACATTTCTTCTGGTTTTTCAGATTCTAACGCTACTAACAATATTTTTTCCTCTTTTACTAAAAAAGGTCTAAAAGATATGGTCTTTTGTTGAGATGGTAATGTCAACTCATATTTTGCTACATTAGCTATAGGCAATGCCATAATTTACTCCTTCAATTATATTATAAAAATGGTGGGAATACTTTCCCTCCAAATACTGAGCCAATCGGTACTCTTTGTCTTATCACGTTAACAACGTCCCTACCAGCTCGTCTTATTTCTGGTGGCAATTTACTTAACAATTTTCCAAATGCTCCGTATTTGTACTTAACGGTAGGTTTCTTAAAGCCACCACCTACTGTATAATTTCTCACTTCATCAATAGAAAGGTTTGACCAGTTTCTATAATAAAAAGAGATATTAATTTGCATAATTTCGTTTTGTGTACCATAGTTTAATGGCACAGCAGTAATAGTTTTAGGATAACACTCATACATATGAACACCATAAGCTATTCTATCTCTAAAGGCGTCACCTGAAAAAGCACCAAGAGCATATATTCTAATAGCACCTGTGTACTCATCATAAAAGTGTACATTGTTTGTTGCCAAATCCATTGCTGAGTTTTGCCATAATTCAAAAAATGATCTTTGTCTTAAAAATTTATCAGCGTAAAAAGATAATGTTATCTCTTGTGAATAACTATGACCATAAACTATTTCTCTTTTTGGCCCATATGTTTTTAATGGTGCTGTATCTACATTTCTACCTGGTAGTTCAGCAGCAAAACAAAATGCTCGTAGGCCTCTTTGTAATTCTGTTTCTGCCTGTAATTGGCCAGGTAAAGTTGATCTTTGTACTTCTTCTTGGAAAGTAAACTGATCAGCACCTGCCTCATTGGAAGCTTGTTCATTTAAGCCTCTTGGTAAAATAAAGTCTACCATAAATCTATTTGGTCTAGCAAAGCCCTCACCCTCGGCCATTTTACCTACAAATCTACCTAATGTAGATTCAGGATTACCTTGTGTTCTTCTTAATCTAGGATCGTTTTGTACATTGTCTAATGATCTATCTCTAGGAATACCAAATCTTATATCTGTACCGAATATTCTTTTGCCGCCTCTTAAAATTGCCATTAAATCATACCTCTACTATCTGACCACACTTTTGTTGTGCCTGCTTTTCTAAATTGTTGTACAGGTAAATAAGCAGCTAAGGCTGCCTCATTAAAATCAATTCTTAAAAATTGTGATCTAGCCTGTTTATATAGGTACTTTTTAATAGTTGGTTTTACCAGATTAATACCCTTTACATCATCATAGTTAGCAGTAAATTTTGTTGTTGACTTCATACCACCATCAGCAAATGTTTGTAGTCTTTCTAATAATCTAAATCTTAATATGTAAGGTAGATAATGAAAGTTTAGACCCATAAAACCACCTTTAATTGACTCTAATGGTAATACTAATGGAAAGACATCATAGTAGGGTAATCTAGCCTTTGTTTTAGGATCATAGAAAAACATATTAAGTCTACCTACACTTGGTCTACCTATTAGTTTGCCTTGATTCATTAATCTTCTAGCGGTAACTCTATCTGCTAATGATGTTACATTTTTTCTGTACCAATCAGCAGATTTTTTGACACCACCTTGTCTATCTTTTAAAGTATCTAATATACTAGCCATATGGATATTTATATGCGGAAATAAAAAAGGCCAGGTATTTCTACCTGACCTTTAAGCGTTAGTTAAGAGAGAGAAAGTATTACTCTTCCTCAGCTAATTTACTAAAGTATGACAAAGTATCGTCACCATCACTAGCTTCTGGTTGAGCATTAACTTCGGCTTTCGCTTGACCGTTGGTCTGAGGCGGGAGGTTTACATTCTCAACGGTACTAGCGTTTCTGTCGCCTGTAATTACCCTATTCAGTTTCTCTTTGAGTTCATCATAGGTCTTAAAATTACTAAGGTCAACAAAAGGTTTTAGAGGGTGTTGTTGTTTCCAAATAGCTTTGATTTTTTCGTCATCAACAGCAGCTTGGCTTACACTCTCAAACTCTGATTTGTCGTAGTTCCAATAACCATCAACTTTTCTAATTTTTAGTTTAAAGTTAGCACCTTTCCAAAAATCAAATGGGTTAATTGGTTGTTCATCATCAAACGCTGGTTGCATTGCCTCTGTAATCTTATCAAATATTTTTTTACCAAATTTGAATAAGAATACTTTGCCCTCGTTTTCAGGATGTTTTGGGTCACTTACAATCATAATATTAGAATAGTAAGATAACTTTCTTTTTCTTTTTCTAGCTATCTCTTTATCACTATCTAATCCTGTATTCCACAATCTTGTGTTTTCTTCACTTACAGGATCTTTTTGACTCATTGTAGTTAATGAGTTTTCAATATACCAGCCACCTTTGTCTTGGAAAGCGTGGGACCAAACTCGTTGCCAAGGTAAGTCTTCGTTCTCTACTGCTGGTAAAAATCTTAACACAGCAAAGCCATTGCCAGTTTTATCTAGTTCTGGTTTCCAGAATCTATCGTCTTGGTATTTGTTCTTGTTTGATTGATCCTCAGGTTTGAGGTTTGTTTCAAGTGCTTTTGTTAACTTATCAAAATTACTTGATGATGTCTTTAATGTTTCAAAGTCCATTGTATTTCTCCTTGTATGTATCTTTGTATTCGTTGTTTTTGTGTTACCTGTATAATCGGTATCATTTTTATTTATAAGAGTTCTCACGTTGATTTGCCCATTTTTTTACTTCAGCATTTCTAGCCTTTTCATCATAGGTTGCTCTAGGTAAAGACCTCTTAATTCTGTACTCTTTATAACTTTTACACCATCTTACTATTGTGTTTAAAAGTTTATATATAATTTTATCAAACATATTTCTACTAATATATCACAAACAAGTGCTCTTGTCAATGCTCCTATAAATTAAACTTCTTATAAAAATCATCATAACTGATATAGTCTAGGTTACCTTTATGATCTGTCCACTCTCTTACCACCTTGTTTACCTCATCACCACCTCTGATACTATTCTGTACCTTGTAAAACATAACTTTTTTACTCTTATGTTTACCAGAGAAGTCAAAAAATGTCTCTTTTAGTTGTTGTACCCAATTTACACTAGGTGTAGGAGCGTGGTCTTTTAGCACATAGTTTGGTGTACCAGCAAATATGTTATTAACTTTACCTGTTGTACTATTCAAATCCATACCTAGTAGATAGACCTCATTTGGTTGTTCTAATAAACAAGATATGTAAGCCGCTGTCGGGCCAGCAGCCCAACCTTTATCTTTAAAATCTTCTATATCGTTTAAACACTTTGATTTATTATTATCTTTTAGCCAAGATACTTTAATAGATTTTTGTTGTACAAATTTTCTATGTTTTGTTTTATCACTTCTAACTACGTGAGCCACACCTGCCACACTTGAACCGTGCATTACAAACTCTTTACAACCAGTTCTATCATTTTCGTAAAAGGCTCCTTCTTCTCTTGCTAATCTTAAATCCTCATCTGTAGCACCAGCCTTAATCATATTTTCATATAGTTCAGCAGGTACTTTTGACCAGTTTCTAAAATATGTTGGTGTTTTTTCACAAATGCCACTATGATACATTTCGTGCATTATACCTTGGTCAACACCAACTAAAACATCTATGTCATCTGGATTGGTTCTGTAAATGGCATTACAACCATAAATCTTGCCGTGTTGTCTTAATTTTTTTAAGTCAACACCTAATCTACTTTGGCCGTTGCCTAAACAAAATACAATATTAGGATATGATCCGCCCTCTTTAGCCATAATAATAATTTATAATACCCATAGAGTAGATAGCTAATGATACAGCATTCAAAACTATTAAAGCTCTGTCGTGCCATAGTAAACCAACAACTAGCCAACCTGCCATACCAAATAGGCCAATGTATAAATTTATAGGAAATATATTTGCTGATGTTAGTACCATAGTTATAATTAACAAGATACTACTTACCCATTTAATATACCAAGATAAATCACCTCTAGGTGTTACCTTTTTATAAACTCTACTTGAATTTAACTTGGCAATTTTATCGTCTAGTTTTTCTTTAATTGGTTCTATTGTCATTTAACAAATACCTCTTTCATAATTAATTTACACTCTGTAGCATTAAAGTTAACAAATGGTTTTAACTTGGCCAACGTAGATGAGATTTTAGGCCAGACCACATTTTCGGTAATCTCTTTATCCCAATTCTTACTAAACGACAAAAAGTGGTTAAGCACAATGGCGGATTGGAAAGACGCTCTTTTTTGAATAAGTAAGCGTAGCAATCTAGGATGTTGTCCGCCACGACATAAAAAACCATCATCAAAAGAAAGATTACGAGAAGTAAAGTCATCACTAATCCGTACCAAATCGTCCCTAAAATGGTATCCAAAAGCCTCTTTACGTTTTCTAAAGTCCAAATAGATGTCTTTTCCGTCATTTTGTAATAAGTTCCCTACCCATTTTTTATTGTTGTGTGTAAAGTTAGCAACAAAGAAGTCAACAATATTTTTCTCATCATATTGTTTTGATAACTTGTGAAAAAAGTATCTATCATTTCTCTTTGTAAATGTTTCAAGTTTACAATTAACTTTACCACCATATTCTTCATAGTTATATGTATCTGTTGTAAAATGTAATTTAATTGCCAGATAGGCCTTAAATACTTCAAACCCTCCATACATATTCTTGTTCTCGCCATCTTTTTCTCATTTCTATGTATATAGGATCGTGTGTCACCACATCACGCCATCTTTTAAAAGTTCTAGCTGCCATTGCTTTTTCACTTGTAGCCCAATCTTTCTCTTGTGGTAATACTTTACCGTCTTTACCATACTTCTTACCATCTTTGTGATTAGCATATCGTCTGGCTCTAGTAAAACCCATTTCTAAAAACTTTCTACACATATCCATACCTAAAAAATCTTTTAACACTCTGTAATCAGCATACATATTATAAATGTGTTCAGCACTTTTTCTTGCCTCTTTTATTGTCTTAAATCGCCAATGTTTACAAATAACATCTGTATATGGTCTAACTAACAATACACCTTGTTCACCACGACCTATTCTATATCGTGTATCATTTGGTCTAAACACGGTATTTTTATAATCTAATTTGTAATTAAACTCAATCATTTAATATTTTATTTGTAGCTTCTACTATTTCCTCTGTCGTAAATTTACTTTTTTCATCTTGTAATTTCATTTCATACTTTAAGATTATATTACTTAATCTTTGAGCAGGCCAATTTACTGACAACATTTCGTCTCTCAACTCTCTTAAATCTTTTAATATGTCTTTTATCATATTGGTAACTGACCACATTTAGGATATTTTAACATCTTTAAATTAGTCGCCTCTAGTTTGATTTTTTCTTTTAGTGATTTTGATATGAGATTACCGACCGTACCCTCATCTATACCGTGTTCTTTACAATACCACAATACGGCTTCCATATGTGATATAGATTTTTCTTTTACAATGTTTTCTATTTTTAAACTAAATTCTTTGCTTGTCATATTTTTTTTAAGGCCGTGGTTTGACTCTCGCCTAGTACACGGCCTGGTACCTTTTGTTTGTTAACAGTACCAATATAACATATGATATTGGTTTTGGCAAGTTTTTAAGAAGTTTATTGGTTAGGGCTTGTTAGATCAAATGTATGAAATAATATACAGCTCTCTGTACCATCTGGTACATCTATTACGGCTGCTGACTCTGTTTTGTCCTCATTTACATAGTAAGTTATCATATAGACTGGATTTCCTTCAGCGTCCATTCCCTCTCTACCTAAAGAGAGATTAAATGGTTTAAATTTATAATGAATTAAATAGTTATTGATTGTATTTTGTGAACCACATAATGATGGTACTTGTTGAAAGTAGTATTGACCAAAATCATTTTCGTGGTCAGCATATACTACTGTAGCAAATAAAATACCTAAAATTGTTATGAGTTTTTTCATCTTACCTTTGTTTGATAAGATATTATTTGGTCGTTATCTTATCTTTGTTTAGTTCTTCATAATATTTATAAAAATCTTCAATTGCTTTGCCAAGTTCTTTTTCGTAATCTGCTTTGTTCTTTACGAAAGTCTGAACAGTACCGTCTTCACTAGCAAGCAAAATAACTATTTGTTCAATAGGTTTACCAAATGTTTCTTCAAACATATGAGCATAAGCCGTGGTTTGTAGAAAGTAATTCTCAATCCAGTCTTCTTGTCGCTCTTTGTTTGCTGTCTTAAAATCTATTACAGATAACTTACCATTATACTCAGCTACACAATCTACTTGACCAGCAATTGTAAGTTTTGGACTATACATAATTGCCTCTAATAGATGTATGTTATCAATTTGATCTATGTAAGGTTTCATTAACTTAAATAAACCTATTGGTAAAACGTCTCTAATACTAGGAGTTTCGCCTTTGATGTATTGTTCTACTAGTGTGTGAAATGCTTTACCTCTACGAGCTGCTCTGCCCATTTCCCAATTGGCAACATTCTCGCCAATGGCGTCTCGCCATTTCTGTAAGCCTTCTTTTTTTCTAATACCTAATACCGTGGTAACAGATGGATAGTTCTTACCATTAATATCGTAAAAACGAAAGCCGTCTATTCTCTTACCTTTAGTTTTAGGTAAGACTTGTTTGTCTAATTCTATAAATTTAAATGTCATAATATCCTCACTATACCATAATTTAGCTTATTTGTCAAGCTTCATACTTAATTACTTCGGTGTCAAATCAAAGATTCATTAACTTCTTCTGGTGTAGGTCCGCCAGCAGCGTCTGAATATTCTTTTTGGTAAGCTGTTTTACCGTTAGCGTCTCTAAATGCTATCAAATATTCTTTTCTATTGTCATCACCATTCTTGTATGAGCAATGTACCCACCCACTATTTGGTTCGTCCTTTTTGTGGTATTCCAGAATTAACTGGTCAAAATCCAAGTTATCGTTTATCCAATCGGCCAATGTTTTATTCGACAATCCATAGATTTCGAAATCGGCCGCCTGGCCAGAGGCGTGTTGTGAAGATACGCTTGAGCCTATCTCTACACACAATTCTGGACTACGAAACCCACTTGATATTGATACAACTTTACCGAAATGGTCTCGGACTGGTTGTAATACGTGGTCACAAAGTCTTTGTAAGTTCTCAATATTATCCTCATTAGGATTATTATTGATATTCTTCCTGGTAGCTGTTTCGCTTTTGATAAGTTCTTTAAGCGAAAAGTTTTTGCTTAGTCTCATTTATTTTTTCCTTTGCTTTTAACTTTAACTTCTTTAGGTTCTTTAGTTCATACCAACTATATGAAGACCTATCATTATTTCTTATGTCTTCAGCTTCATTCACTTGTTTTTTTAGTTCTTTATGTTTTGCTTTCGCTTCCATAAATTACCCCCTTGTAAGTTTTAATACTTTTTCTATTTGTGCCTTAATGATTGGTCCTCTGTTTGGCCAATGTATGTAAGGTTCGTCTGACTTTGATAAGTTATATAAAAACGGTAATATAACTTTCTCAATTTCTTTAAATCTTTTTTTCTGTTCTTCAGTTGTTGTTTCTTTTGCTATAGTTTCTTTTTCTGCCACTATTTGCATTATCTCGTTCATCATTGACTTGATTGATGAAACATCTGATTTAACTTTTGAAATTTCTATATTAGAATTTTCTACTAATTTTGGATCAACAGCAGGTGTACTATCAGTTTTTGGCTTTGAAGACACCGGTGTAAAACCATAATCTTGGTCCATATCAAAATCTCGCATATAATCTGGTATATCTGCCATCTTATTTACCTCTTCTTTTCCTGTGTTTCGCTAATACTTGTTCTGTTTTAGATTGTTTGATTGTTTTTTTACCATATCTATCAGCAAGGGCACTTTTAGGGTGTGCCTCGGCTATTCTACTTAAATTATCTTTCCATCCGCCATCTTGTCTGTATGAGAGGCCTGAAACCCCTGCTACTATATTTATTGGAACAATAACCTGTGAAATGTGTTTATTTTTTGCTAGATACTCTTCCATTTCTGATATAGTCATCATATCGGTATGTTCTTTTTTAGATTTTTTATTGTAAAATGTGTATAATGGCATTAGTATGAATTATAAACCACAAATACAAGAGACATAATAAAACAGATAATCAAAATATGATTACCTAAATTCCAAGCACTCTTACCCACGGTGTGTGGATTTTTTGGGTCTATTATATTTTTCATTAACTTCTAAATGGGTCTTTAACTATAAAATACTTATCAAGCATTTCTAATTGATCATCATACTCAGCAATTATACCTAATTCTTTTTCAATTGTTTCTACAACATCTGGATGTTCAGCAATACCATTTATTTTTTCTAGTAATACTTCTACATTTGCTTTATGTTTTGCTATGTGACCTTTAGCGTGTTCTTGTAAAGCTTCAATTAATTTTGCTCTCATATTATTCCTCTATGTTATTGTTATATAGGCCATCCCATAACAACTTTTTTTCGTCAAAGGTAAATGGCCTAATCATATTTTTACCCTCGTCTCGTCTCTCTTTTGTTTGCCTTTTAGATTCTTCTAAAGACAACTTTTCTATTTCTTCATAGTCCATACTATTCTGCCTCTAGCATATCTGTATACCATTGTGGTACAACAGATGGTGCTTTCCAGGTAGCAAATCTTCTTTTCTTCATAATATAATATTTACGATAACTTTGAACAGCGTCACCTGGTACTTTACATTCATCAGGCATTGCTGGTTGTGGATCAGTTGCTATCTTATTAATTTTAGAATTTTTAGGTGGTGATGATAATATTTCACCAAGTTTTTGTATAGCAACGTGGTCTTTTGTATGATTGTATCTTTTCTTATACTGATCATTCAGAGCCATCATATGTTTATATAACCACATATAGTTATAAGCAGATTCAAATAACCATATTGTACTAGGGTGTTTTACCCAGCCTGCTTTGTATAAGATTGTTTCTAAATTAGAATTAGGGTGTTTCCACCTTTTGATTTTTCTGCCATTGGCAGTTTTGCCATAATACTCTATACCATCTTGTACTCTATGACAAGTACACAATAATTGAGCAGACTCTAAAATCATTTTTACAACGTGTTTATCACAACTCATTTCAGCTGCCACAATTGGATCTTTATGTAAATAAAATATATTCATTAGTGTATCAACTTTCTCATAACAAAATCCATCATACCATATTGATTTGCTAAGTCAATCATTTTTTTATACCAAAGAGCTTTGAAGTCATCATTATTTGATTCAGCACAGGCCTTCGCTAAGTTCTCTAGTTTTTTTATTTTCTCACCTTTCATTCTCATTATATCCTCACTTGTAATCATAGTCTATAATATAACATATCCACCAGATATGTCAAGCCTAGTTTCCAACGTTGGCACCGTTAGTGATAATCGTTCTCACTATGGTAAAACCTGGATTATTCCAGTCCAATTTTTTGGTACAATCAGTATCAGTTAAACAGGTTGTTTTCATACAACCTGTAAGAGCTACTATGCTAATTATTAGTATTATTTTTTTCATTGTCGTTCCAGTCCATTATTTGGTCTATTTTCAATTTTATCTCATCTGGATCAAGGCCGTCTAGTTCTTTATAACCTAGTTTATTAACAAAACCTTGGTAACCTTTTAATTTTTTATTTCTTTTCTCTAACTTTTCTATTCTTTTTGCTAGAGTTTCTTTAGCGTTATTTGTTGTTAAGTTTTTTTTCATACGCCATTGATTTAATGATATGTTAGCCGCTATCAATAATAATACCGCTAATGGGTCAAATACAAATATCAATATCAGTATGACAATCCTAACAGCGTGGTCAAACATTTCTTTTGCTTGGTCACCATATATCATTTCAGCGATATACTTAATAGGTCCTACTTCGGCCTCTATTTTATCTTGTTCTAATTTTAAACTAGCTTTTTCATTTGTTAATTTAACAATTTCATCTGTAGCATTTTTAATTGCTAGATTTAATAAATCTCGTTCTTCTTTTTGTTTCTTTCGTTCTTTTAAACCTCTACTAACATATTCTTTATCAATATAAACATCTAAAGCTTTGTCTAATCGGTCAAGTGTATTTTGTGATCTAGTTATAATTAGTTCTTGTTGATTGATTTGATTATCTAATAGTTCTATTTTTATATTATTACCTGAAGTAGGTTTAACTTGATCTAGGTGTGCCTTTGATAAGAAACCAAAGATACCCATTGATGTAATGAATATTAATATTATTATTGCTAAAAACAAATAAGTTTTTAGTAAGCGTGGTATATTACTATGCCAATTGTGATACAACCAACTGGCTGCCACAAGTTTACCAACTTCTAAAGCAGAGCCCATAGCAACAATAGGTATAAAGGCACCAGCAAACAAAGTTGCTAAACCTATTATAGAATACCCAGCCGCTATAACAGATATGCTAATGGCCGATATAAAAGTTAGTAATGTTAAAAACATAGTTATATTTATTTGATTGATTTATCTGTGGCAAAAGTATTTTCTAACTTTCTTACTTTCTTAATTATTCTAATAACTCTTTTGTCATAGTCAACTGTTGTTGAAAACTTATCTAAAGTTTTAATTAATTTTATAGGGTCAACAGTTTCTTTTCTTTTTTCCCTAAACTCAGCATATGCTGGGTGTTCATTTAATAACCTAACATACTCTTTTACACTATCACATTTACTACCAAATGATCTAACACCCCAACCTGGCCATTTTTCTACGCCTACAGGTAATAAGTGTGGTGTTTTTTCGCTAAATGTTCTAATACCAAATAAGTTATTTGCCTTTTGAGCAAATCTACTCATACCCCAACCACTTTCTAAAGCGGCCTGGCCTACAATCATTTCATAAGGCACTCTTTTATCTTTTGGTGTTGAAAAGTTTATATAGTTTATACATTTATGTAAAGCTCTAACAAATTGTACATCATTAGTATATGTAAATTCTGGTTCTCTTAAATCCATATCTTTAATTTGATTCATATAGAATATATCAAGTTCACTATTTACTTTTAATTTAGCGTGTTTATTAGGGTGAAAAGTACCATACCCATAACTTAATAATGTTAATATAATAAGGGCTAAAATAACTTTAGACCAGTACCAAGTTTTGTTTAATGTTTTTTCCCAATTAAAGTTTTTTGGCATAATAATCGTAACCTCCCCATTCTTTACCATCTTCATCTTTAAATGATTCTAATTTTATTTGAGTAAAAGATAATTGTGGTTCTAACTTTCTTACCTTTGAAAAGATAACAGCTGCTTGTTTATCAGTAAAGTTGTCGTAAACATCTTTTGCCCATTGGCCAGTATAATATACTTTACCTGTGCCTGATAAGTTAGATGGTTTTACCAATTCACTTAATAGTATTAACGCCTCACCTACACGCTGTTTAATGTAAGGGTCTAGCTCTTTCACTTTTCTCATAATATATCTCTTTCTTTTTTTATTATAGGTCTAAACCTATAGCGTTTAACTTAGGCCTAAAACTATAAAATAGTTTGTTGTGATTACCAGTATCACCAACATTAGCCATTTGGTACAGGTGTACCATTTCGTGGCCTAAAGTGTCCACAAAATCTTTTTTATCTCTATACTCAGGCAACATTTCTAAATGAAATTGTTGTGTGCCTTTTCTTTCCCATATCCAAGTTGTTACCTGACCATAACAAAACTTTTTAGATTTATCTTTGTAAATCTTTTTAATCTGTATATCATTAAATGGTGCTAGTTTATTTTT